GAACTTTTTAACTGGTTCTCTGCTCGAAGCAAGACCACTTAGCATCAATAAGCTTCAGGGTCTTAGATGTAAAGTAGCAACTGTCGATGAATGGCTTTCTGGTGATCTTAGAGAAGATCCTATTGGTGCAATTGAGCAAGGTGCATCCAAAGTTGACGACTACCTCATTGTGGCAACCAGTTCTGAAGGTACAGTTCGAAATGGTTCTGGTGATACAATCAAAATGGAGCTAATGTCTATTCTAAAAGGAGAGTATGTTAACCCCCATGTCTCTATTTGGTATTACAAACTCGACTCTGTTGAGGAAGTAGCCCATCCAGAAATGTGGATTAAAGCAAATCCGAATTTGGGAAAGACGGTTAGTTATGAGACGTATCAGCTGGAAGTCGAACGCGCTGAAAAAGCTCCCGCTACTAGAAATGATACCCTTGCAAAACGTTTCGGCATTCCTACAGAAGGTTATACATACTTCTTTACGTATGAGCAGACACTTCCTCATAGGCGCAGAACATTCTGGCAGATGCCCTGTGCTATGGGTGCTGACCTTTCTAGAGGTGATGACTTCTGTGCATTCACGTTCTTATTCCCAATTAGCGATGGGTCTTTTGGTGTTAAGACCAGAAGTTATATAACATCTTTGACACTATCCAGACTTACTCAAGCCATGAGAATTAAATATGAAGAATTCATACGTGAAGGTTCGTTAATAATTATGGAGGGGACTGTTCTGGATATGATGCAGGTATATGACGACCTCGATGCATTTATTACTGATGCAGGATATGATGTTAGATGCTTCGGATATGACCCATATAACGCTCAAGAATTTGTTGAGAGATGGGGACGAGAGAATGGACCTTTTGGTATCGAGAAGGTCATTCAAGGCGCTAAAACAGAGTCTGTACCTCTTGGCGAATTGAGGAAACTTGCTGAGAGTAGGATGCTGCTGTTCGATGAAGAACTTATGACATTTGCAATGGGCAACTGCATAGCTTTGGAAGATACCAATGGTAATCGCAAGCTACTTAAAGAGAGACATTCTCAAAAGATTGATAACGTCGCTGCTATGCTCGATGCATACGTGGCTTATAAGCTCAATAGAGAAGCATTTGATTAAGGAGGATAACCATATGGCAGAACTCGCGCATCATGGCATCCTCGGCCAAAAGTGGGGTGTTAGACGTTATCAAAACGAAGACGGAACACTTACTGAAGCTGGTAGGAAACATTTACAAAAACAAGATATGAAATGGGTGAAGAAGAATGAGCAGAAAGTCTATAAAGAGACTTACAAAAAGTCGAAGGCTGAGCTCTCTTCTTATCTCAAAAATGAACTGAATCCCACAACACCAATGCGAAATTCATCCGGCAAGCTTAGCATGACTTATGTTAATGCATACAATAAAAAGCTTGCTGAGTTGATGAATAAGAATGTTGGTGATGTCCAAACTCCATCTGGTCGCGTTGTGCAATACGTTGCCAAACGCGGAGACGTTGGAGTTTATACTGCTCTGGCTGATAGAGGCTACGACATGCAACAAATTAAGAATGGTGTCTGGGGTTCTGGCAAAATTGCATATAAGAATAAGAGTGTTGATACTGCTTAAATAGGGAGGTGATATATTGGATTTCATCTGTCATATGAGCGATGGTACAGAACTTATGCATTATTCCAAAGGGTCTACTAGTGATAATCATAAGTATATTACAAGAACTAAAGATTCTTCCGGTAAATGGGTTTATACGTACCAAGAGCCAACATCTACGCAAGTTCAAAAGACTGTTGCTAAAAACAAAAAGTCTTCTAATTCTTTGATCTCCAAGATCAAAAATGCTACTGGCTATACTGCCAAAGAGAATATGGTCAAGTATACAGAGCAAGCAAATACTTACGAGGAAGCATCCAAAGCTTATACAAAACTTGCCGATCAAGCTAGAAAGATGGTTTCAATTTATAATAAGTCCACTGTTGCGGCACTTACCGGTATTAAGAATTCGGCTTCTAAAATTACTTATGCCGGTAAGAAGTATGTTAAAAATGATACATCTGAATCAGTTTGGTATAATAGTAATTATTCTAAATACAAAACTGGTGCTACAGAATCTAGACAAAGTCAGATGACCAATCTTAGTAAAGCAAAAGAAGCTGCTGCTCAGGCAGAACGAAGTGTTAGAAATGCCGAAGTATTTGCTAAGAAATATTATAATAGTCTTGCTTACAAGCTTGATACATTTGTGTCAAACCTTAAGAGTAAGAAATCTAAAAAGTAATTTATACGAGGTGTTAACTGATGCCAAGTCTTTCAACAAAGCTTCAGCACGCCTGGAATGCATTTAAAGGAAATGAGGAACAGCAGATTCGTTATGTATATAATGAGCAAATGACTACTGTTCGACCTGACCGTCTTCGATTGAATTATGGCAATGAGCAGACAATTATTACTCCAATCTACAATCGTATTGCTACTGATTGTGCAAAAGTTGATATTCGGCATGTTCGTCTCGATGAGAATGGGCGATTTGTTAGCGAAGTTAACTCTGGATTGAATAATTGTTTGTCTATTGAGGCAAATCGAGATCAGACCGGTCGAGCATTTGTTCAGGATATAATCATGACGATGATTGATGAAGGTGTTGCAGCAGTGGTTCCTACTGACACGTCTATTAATCCTAGTACTGGTTCTTATGAAATTCTGGAAATGCGAGTCGGTAAAGTTCTAGAATGGATGCCACATTATGTTAAAGTTCGGTTATATAATGAGAATACAGGTAACAAGGAAGACATTATTGTTTCTAAGTCTACCACTGCTCTCATTGAGAATCCGTTCTATGCAGTAATGAATGCTCCTAATTCTACCTTTAAACGTCTTACTCGCAAACTTAGTATTCTTGATCAAGTTGATGAACAGTCTGGGGCTGGCAAACTTGATCTTCTCATTTCCCTTCCATACATTGTTAAGACAGAGGCTCGAAGAAAGCAAGCAGAAGAGCGTCGTAAAGATATCGAGATGCAATTAGCAGGATCGAAGTATGGTATTGCGTATGTAGATTCGACCGAAAAGGTCACACAGCTAAATCGAAGTCTCGATAACAACATTATGTCTCAGGTCGAGTATCTTACGAAACTTGGTTACTCGCAGCTTGGCATCACAGAAGAAATTCTGAATGGCTCGGCATCTGAGGAAGTAATGCAAAATTATTACGATCGCACCATTGAAGTATTTCTTTCTGCCGTTGCTGAGGAGTTTAAGCGTAAGTTCTTAACAAAGACTGCTAGAAGCCAAAAGCAATCAATTCAGTTCTTTAGGGATCCGTTTAAGCTTGTTCCTGTATCTAGTCTTGCGGATCTTGCTGATAAGTTTACTAGAAATGAGATTCTCACGAGTAATGAAATTAGACAGATTGTAGGCATGAAACCGTCTGCTGATCCGTCCGCTGATGAACTTAGAAACAAGAATCTTAATCAGTCTAGTGAGCAAATGCAAAATAAAGAGACCTATGGGTTTAAAGATGAAGAATGAGGAGGCAATTCAAAATGGGGGCTGATTATACCTTTAGTGGCTGGGCTACTAAGAATGATTTGCGCTGTTCTGATGGCCGAACAATTCGTAGGAATGCATTTAGAGATCAAGATGGTACTCGCGTTTCTCTTGTCTGGAATCATAAGCATGACGAACCTGAAAATGTAATTGGTCATGCCGATCTGGAGAATCGAGATGACGGTGTCTATGCATATTGCACTCTGAATGATACTCCTAAGGCACGAAATGTAAAGGCACTTATTGAACATGGCGATATTGCAAGTCTTTCCATTTATGCAAACCAGCTTAAGCAAGTTGGTAGTGATGTTCTGCATGGCACTATTCGCGAAGTCAGTGTTGTACTGGCTGGCGCGAATCCTGGTGCTGTAATTGAAGCAGTTCTTGAACATTCTGGTGAGGAATCTACGGAAGAAGCTATTATCTACTCCGGTGATTGCGACATTGAGATTGTTCATGCTGATAAATCCGAGGAAGAGAATACCATCGAGCATTCGGATGGTAATAAGGAGGAAAATATGGCTGGTAATACCAAGGAAGAGACTCCCAAGAGCAACGAATCCAGCAAAGAAAAGACTGTTGGTGAAGTTGTCGAAAGTATGACCGAGGAGCAGCAGAACGTTATGTATGCGTTGATTGCTGAAGCCCTTGGTGAGAAGAATTCTAACGAAAACGAGGAGGATAAAACTGTGAAGCATAATGTTTTTGAGGCTGACAAGTCTACTGAAGAGAATGTTATTAGCCACGACGCTATGATGGAGGTTATCGCCGATGCAAAGCGTTATGGCAGCATGAAGGAGAGCGCACTCCAGCATGGTATCAATGATGTTGAGTACCTGTATCCGGAAGATCATGTGCTGAATACTCCCCCGGCATTTATTAAGCGCGATACCGGCTGGGTTGGCACTGTTATGAATGGTGTGAAGCACACTCCGTTTAGCCGCATTAAGTCGATGTTTGCAGACCTGACTGAGGATGAAGCTCGTGCGAAGGGTTACATCAAGGGTAAGATGAAGAAGGAAGAGTTCTTCGGTCTGCTGAAGCGTTCGACTGCTCCCACGACCGTTTACAAGAAACAGAAGATGGATCGTGACGACGTTGTGGACATCACCGATTTCGACGTTATCGCTTGGCTTAAGGGCGAGATGCGGGTAATGCTGGATGAGGAAATTGCTCGCGCTGTCCTGATTGGCGATGGCCGTCTGGCTTCGAGCGATGATAAGATCCCCGAGGATCATATCCGTCCGATCTGGAAAGATGAAGCTCTGTTCACCATCAAGACCAACGTCACCTATGCTGAGAATGCTACTGATGACCAGAAGGCTAAGGCATTCATTCGCGCGGCAGTGAAGGCTCGCAAGGACTATAAGGGTTCTGGCAATCCGACTCTGTTTACTACCGAAGATGTCCTGACTGACCTCCTGCTGCTGGAGGATCTGAATGGCCGCGTTATCTATGAGTCTGTTGATAAGCTGGCTACTGCTCTGCGTGTTAGTAAGATCGTGACTGTCCCCGTTATGGAGAATCAGACTCGTGAAGATTCTGAGACCAGCAAGACTATGAAGCTGCTGGGTCTGATCGTCAACCTGGCTGACTATACCATCGGCGCTGATAAGGGTGGTGCGGTTAACATGTTCGATGACTTCGACATTGACTACAACCAGCAGAAGTACCTGATTGAGACTCGTTGCTCGGGTGCTCTGATCGTTCCGTACAGTGCAATTGCTCTGGAGACTGAGGTCACTGAGTAATTTCAAAATAGGGGGTAAAATTCACAATGGCAAAGTTTTACGGTGACATCGGTTTCATCAGCACCGTCGAAACGACCCCTGATGTATACCGAGAAGTAACTACTACTCGCAAGTACGCTGGCGATATTCTCACAAATATTCGTCGGTGGGATTCGAATAGTAATACTTCAAATGATAGTGTTACTATTAATAACACATTCAGTATTATCGCCGATAAGTTTGCTTTGGAGAATTTGGGCTCTATGAGGTATCTCGAATATTTAGGTACTAAGTGGAAAATTACTAGTGCTGATATCGAGTATCCACGAATTAAATTGAGCGTTGGGGGTGTATACAATGGGAACTAGACTTGAACTGAGTGCTAAGCTCAGAGATATTCTCGGCTCTTCAAATGTATACTTTAATCCGCCTGAAAATCAGAAACTCAACTATCCATGTATCATTTATCGAAGAACCAACATTAATAAACTTCAAGCGGATAACAGTGCATACCGCAAGATGAATGTTTATAGTGTTATGGTTATTGATTCCGATCCGGAAAGTGAGTTTCCCGATAAGATTGCGGAGCTCCCAATGTGCTCGTTTAATGCATCCTATATAAGCGATAATCTGTATCATAACGTTTTTACATTGTATTATTAAGGAGGACAACATATGTCTAAATTGGTTTGGGATAAGTCCGGCGAGCGTTTCTATGAGACTGGTGTTTCCAAGGGTGTTCTGTACCTGCAGGATGACTCGGCCGCATATACTACTGGTGTTGTGTGGAATGGTCTGACTGGTGTTACTGAGAGCCCTGAGGGTGCTGAGGCTAATGACTTCTATGCGGATGACATTAAGTATGCTTCGATTCGTTCGGCTGAGAACTGGAAGGGCACCATCGAGGCATACACCTATCCTGAGGAGTTTGCTCAGTGCGATGGCAGTGTTGCTGTTGCTAATGGTGTCTACATTGGCCAGCAGAAGCGTAAGGGCTTTGGCTTCAGCTGGGTGACTCAGATTGGCAATGATACTGCTACCGAGTCTGACGATGGCTACAAGATTCATTTGGTCTATGGCTGCACCGCTTCTCCGTCCGAGAAGTCCTACGAGACCATCAATGACTCGCCCGACGCGATTACTTTCTCTTGGGAAATCGATTCGACCCCGATGAATGTGACCGGTCATAAGGCTACTTCGACCATCACCATTGACTCCACTAAGGTCGACGCTACCAAGCTGAAGACTCTGGAGGATAAGCTGTGGGGTACTGATGATGCTGAGCCCACTCTGCCCACTCCGGACGAGATCATCGCTATCTTCGCTGATAATAAGTAATTAATTTAAACCTAAGTTCTATTATTGGGGTCGTATTCAGTTAGGCTGGCGACCCCTTTCTTTTTTTTATTGAAAGGAGAAAGCTTTATGCTGAAACGTACTATTACTTATACTGACTATAATGGTGTCGAGCGCACTGAGGACTTTTACTTTAATCTGACCAAAGCCGAAGTTTCCGAGATGGAACTGTCGCACGATGGTGGACTGACTGCTATGCTTGATCGTATTATCAAGGCAAAAGATCAGGCTCAGATTATTAAGGTATTTAAGGATCTCATCCTTGCTGCCTATGGTAAGAAGTCCGAAGATGGCCGCCGGTTCATTAAGAATGATACTGTTCGTGAAGAGTTCTCTCAGACTGAAGCATATAGTATCATCTTTATGGAGCTTGCGACTGATGCTGACAAGGCTAGTGAGTTTGTTGAAGGTATTATGCCTAAGACTGATAACAAGCCTGCTCTTCAGGTAGCAAACACTTAATTTGAAAGTAAT